GTAACGTAAATGCTCCCCAGTTAGGGGCTATACGTTACCTCATAGTGTGCTCTAAATTGCACACTCGAGATAGCTGTCGTTAACATCAGTTCAACTTTAATCTGATGTCCGACAGAGCCTCGCTTATTTCGTTGAAATTCTCGAGGCGGCTGTAGAAGTCTGGTTCTAAGAACCGCTTCTCCAGATGCCGTGTGCATACGTTAACCAAATGCAGCACCGGCTTCGTCAAGGGGTCTCCCATGAGGACCCCTTGACGAAGGGTGGCAACCCGTATGTCTTGAACATCGGTTGCCTCCCCAAGATCTCTCAAAAGCCCAGTTGCTTTAAAGAAGATCTTTCGAGGTTTGTAGCAGGTTTCTACTACAATTCCTTGAAGTAACTTTGGAATACCACACTTGGTCATCCAAGGTACACCCAAATCTATCCCAACTTGATGTTGGAGTAGATCGGTTGCCTCTTTGTAGTCGGTCGACGACACAAAGAGGTCTTCGAAGGTGTCCGTTCTTTCAACGTAGCCTTCGAACGGTGTCTCCTCCCTAGATAATAGGGAGAAGACATCTTCTCTCTCAATTTCATTCGAGAATGAATTGAAGAAGTTCCAGCCGTGGTTTGATGCGCTCATCCCAGACTGGCTGCTTCTGATTCCCTTGGCCAGGGGCTCAGAGCAGATCTTGCTTACGAGATCGAGTACGATCTTTAAGCAAGCACGGGCCTTGGTAACGCTTCTTGCCTTACCAGGTTCCTTGACCACCGTGAGGAATGCTGTTCGCAGATCTTCAGGTGGTGTATGGAGAACTCGGTCTAAACAGACCCAGAATATTAGTTCTCCTACCGTGTCGAATTCTTCCTGGAATTTCCAGTGTTCGACACGACCGGTGTCGAGGTCCCTGATAGGGATCTGCGCCATCGGGTCGACATTGCCGATCAACTCCTTGATCTGCTCTGTCGTTCCTCCTTCCCGCCGGGTTTTTTCCCAGCAGGCGGAGGATGTCACCGTTACTCTCGACTTTGTCGATAGCCCGGTGACGGCGGCAGCGGGGAGGAGGTCTATCACCTCTCTGACTGCCATTCTCCTTAGAGACCGCTGAGTGTCGGTCTCCTGGGGGCTCTCCATCGAAACGGTTTCAATAAATTTCCGTTTTGATTGGAGTACGACAAGTGGCGGCGGCGTTCCGCATCCCCTCGTCTGAGACAGAATACCTATTATCAATAGGCGTTCGTGTCCCTCTGCTGCCTGGAGTACCTTCCACGTTCTCCAGTGCATGCGCGACCATTCCTCGCCCTCGGACGGGGGTTGGGTCGTAGTTCGGAGTGCATCCCTATGGGATTGCATCTTGAACCACTTCCTGCTCCACTTGAGTGTGGAGTATGAAGTACGGATGGTAGCAGCCTCTAGGGGCAGCTCGCCATCGAGGAACTCATCTCCTAGTAATAGGGATAAGTTACCAAGTATGAACAGGTCGTAACGGTCCCATGTCCATACTTCAGCGGGGTTTGCCAGATATCTCTGGGTAAAAACCCCGTCCACGGT